AAAATATATTGGACAAAATAGGTCAAGTTTAGGGCAAGAAGCACAGACCTGGCACAAGGTTAGCGTGAGGAAGATGGACAACTACATACTTGAGTACTACCAACAGATAAAAGACGGCTCTGTGCTTGTCGGCAAGTGGGTAAAACTTCTCTATGAGTGCGTTGTGCATGGAATTGAGGACGGAACTTATCTGTACGATGCTAAAAAAGCGGACAAAGCCGTTAAATGGATAGAAAAATACTGTCATCACACAGAGGGTGAGAAAGCGCCTGACCATTTACGGCTGGAACTGTGGCAAAAGGCTTTACTTGCGTGTATGTTCGGTCTGTGCGATCCGAAGAACGGCAAAAGGCAGTTCCGTGAAGTGTTTTTGGTCGTTGGACGCAAGAACGGCAAGTCACTGTTCGCATCAGCCATCGCCAACTACATTTTCTTTGAAGACGGAGGCTTCGGTGCGAGGGTGTACTGTGTTGCGCCGAAGTTAGACCAGGCTGACATCATCTACAACGACATATGGACGATGATAACGCTTGAGCCGGATCTGCTGCAGGACAAGGACGTACCGAGAGACGTTCCGCAGGAGAACAAGGCCAGACACCGTATGACGGACCTTTACATTGAATCGTCCAACAGTACTGTCAAGAAAATCGCTTTTTCAGCCAAGAAGAGCGATGGCTTCAATCCGTCACTGTGCATCTGTGACGAGGTTGCTTCGTGGCAGGGTGATGCCGGACTCAAACAGTACGAAGTCATGAAGTCAGGCATGGGCGCTCGTCCGGAGGGCATCATGCTCGCGTGTACGACTTCCGGTTATCAGAATGACAGTATCTTTGATGAACTTTTAAAACGAAGTACGAGGTTTCTTCTGGGTGAAAGTAAAGAAACGAGGTTGCTTCCGTTTCTGTACATGATTGATGACATAGACAAGTGGAATGATATCAACGAACTACGGAAAGCAAATCCAAATCTTGGCGTTTCTATTCCTGTGGATTATCTGCTTGAAGAGATTGCGATAGCCGAGGGAAGTCTGTCCAAGAAAGTGGAGTTCATCACGAAGTACTGCTGCCAGAAGCAGAACAGCTCCACTGCGTGGCTGTCAACACAGACTATCAAGAAATGCATGGGCAAGGATATCAAACTTGCTGATTTTGCACATTCGTATGCGTGTGTTGGCATAGACCTTTCGCAAAGCGTTGACCTGACGTCAGCGTGTTGCGTGATAGAGCGAGACGGAATACTGCACATATTCAGCAAGTTCTGGCTGCCGAACGAACGGATAGACGAAGCGACAGAGCGTGACGGCGTTCCGTATCGGATATTCATTGAGCGTGGTCTGCTGGATCCGAGCGGTGACAACTTCGTGGATTATCACGATTGCTTCAATTGGCTCGTTGAACTTGTTGAACGATACGAGATACTTCCGCTGGTCGTTGGATACGACAGATACAGCGCACAGTATTTGATACAAGACCTTAAAAGTTATGGTTTCATGTGTGACGATGTTTACCAGGGCGACAACCTCTGGGGCGTCATGCAGGAAGCCGAGGGTTTGATGAAAGACGGAAAAGTGTGCATCGGAGACAATGATTTGTTGAAGATGCACTTTTTGAATTCAGCTGTCAAGATGAGTGCCGAGCGAGGGAGGGGCAGACTTGTCAAGGTATCACCGACAGCACATATTGACGGCATGGCTGCCCTGCTGGATGCGCTAACCGTTAGACAGAAATGGTATGCGGAGATAGGAGGACGGCTGAAAAATGAGAGGTAACATCTATGGGTTTATTTGATGCGATCTTCAGGCCAAACAGAGAAACGCAGAAAGCTGCGATGTCACAGTTCTACAAAACGCTGACACCGTACAAGCCTGTGTTCCACACTTGGCAGGGATCTATCTACGAAAGTGAACTAATCCGTGCAGCCATCAATGCGAGGGCAAGGCACATCAGCAAACTGAAGTTTGAGAGCACCGGCTCTGCGAAGATAGGGCTTCAGGCAAAACTTCATCAAGGACCGAATCAGTGGCAGACATGGCCTCAGTTTTTGGCGAGGACGTCCACGATTCTGGACATCCACAACACAGCATTCATCGTTCCGGTCAAGGACAAGAGCCTAACGACCACAGGCTACTTCACGGTTCTGCCTGACAGATGCGAGGTGCTTGAGTACAAGGACGAGCCGTGGCTGCGCTACAAGTTCCACAACCACGACATCGGTGCGGTCCGGTTAAACGAGTGCGTCATACTCACGCAGCATCAGTACAAGCGTGACTTCTTTGGCGAGAACAACTACGCACTTGAGCCGACCATCAAGATGCTTGACCTCAACAAGCAGGGCATTGAAGAGGCCATCAAGAACGGTGCGACATTCCGCTTCTGGGCGAAGATGAACAACTTCACGATGGACACCGACCTAAAGAAAGAGGCGGAGCGCTTCGGATCGCTTGCGTTCGGCAGTGAATCGGATGGAATGCTTCTGTTCCCGAACACCTACACCGACATCCATCAGTACGACAACAAGCCGTACACAGTAGATGCGGACCAGATAAAGACCATCCAGACGAACGTGTACAACTACTTCGGCGTGAACGAGGACGTTCTGCAGAACAAGGCTTACGGCGATTCGTGGTCGGCATTCTACGAGGGATGCGTTGAGGTGTTTGCCATCGCACTTTCGGACGGCATGACAAAGGCGATGTTCACAGAGCGTGAGAGGGCGACAGGAAACGAGGTCATCTTCACAGCCAACAGGCTTCAGTATATGAGCAACGCTGACAAACTGCAGGTCGCAGCGCAGCTGACAGACAGAGGAATCTTCAGCATCAACGAGGCTCGTGAGGTGTTTAACCTTGCTCCGGTTGAGGGCGGAGACATCCGCACCATCCGTGGCGAGTACAAGAACGTAGACGAATTGGAGGGTACTACCAATGACAGTGAATAGAGAATACAGAAACATGACTTTTGAAGTCAGGACGGACGGTGACGAGCCGTCCTTTTTAGTTGAGGGATACGCTTCAACTTTTGAGCCGTACAAACTCATTGAGATTGACGGCGAGGACTACAACGAGCGGATAGATCCGAAAGCCTTTGACGAGGCTGACATGACAGATGTCGTGTACCGCATCGACCACGAGGGCAAGGTGTACGCACGCTCTTCTGCCGGAACAGTGAAGCTGGACGTAGACGAGCACGGTCTGCACCAGGTCACGGACCTTTCAAGGACGAGGGCAGCGAGAGAGCACTACGAGGACATCGTTGCTGGCAACTATCCGCAGATGTCGTTCGCATTCACAGTGGCAGAGGACCACTACGATGCGGAAAGCCGAACAAGAATCATTGACCGAATAGCAAAGGTCTTTGACATATCAGCCGTATCATTTCCGGCTAATCCTACAACAGAACTTTATGCTCGTGACTACTTCAACGGAGTGATTGAAGCGGAAAAGGCTGCCGAGGCGGAGCGACTTCAGGCAGAGGAAGAGAGGCGGAGTGACCTTGCGAAGCGTGAAGAACTGGCAAACAGAATCAAGGAGGTTATATCCAATGTCAATGGATGAGATGAGAGAAAGACTTACGGCTATTGATGCAGAACTTTCAAACATCGTTGCACAGATTGAAGAGCCAGACGAGGGCGAAGAGAGAGCCGAAACAGAAGAGCTGGAAGCAAGAAGTGCAGAGCTGATGGAAGAGAGAGCCACTATCGTGGCTGACATTGAGAAAGCCGAAGCAGCCATTGCCGAAGAGAAGAGGGCAATGGAAGAAGTTATTGCTAAAACCGAAGTTATTGAACTTGAAAAGAGAGAGGATAACAAAATGACTGATATGGAAATCAGAAACTCAAACGAGTACATCAACGCTTATGCGGAGTACATCAAGTCAGGTGACGATGCAGAGTGCAGAGCGCTCCTGACCGAAAACGCATCCGGCACGATCGCTGTTCCTGAAATGGTCTATGACATCGTTAAGACCGCTTGGGAGAGAGACGGCATCACTGCAAGAGTAAGAAAGGCCTACATTCAGGGCAACCTCAAGGTTGGATTTGAACTGTCGGCTGGTGACGCTACTGTCCACACCGAGGGCCAGCAGGTATCCGAGGAATCCCTGGTACTTGGTACTGTAGAACTCGTACCGAAGAGCATCAAGAAGTGGGTAAGCATCAGTGACGAGGCTCTGGATCTGCGTGGCGAGGCATTCCTGCGCTACATCTATGACGAACTTACTTACAAGATCGCAAAGAAAGCCGCTGACGAGCTGATTGCACAGATCAAGGCTTGCGGAACAGTTTCAACTACTACCCAGGTTGCGGTTCCGGTTATCGCATCCACAACTGTTGGCAACGGAGTTATCGCACAGGCTATGGCACAGTTGTCCGATGACGCTGCAAATCCTGTAGTCATGATGAACAAGGCGACTTGGGGTCAGTTCATGGCTGCCAAGTATGCTGCAGGCTTTGATGCGGATCCGTTTGAGGGTCTGCCTGTACTGTTCAACAACACTATCACTTCGTTCACGGCTGCTACGACCGGCGTTCCTTACGCTATCGTTGGCGACCTGGAACAGGGTGCTCTGTTCAACTTCCCTAACGGTGAGGAAATCACTTTCAAGGTTGACGAGCTGTCACAGGCTGACTACGACCTCGTAAGAATCATCGGAAGAGAGTTCGTAGGAATCGGTGTTGTTGCGCCGAACGCATTCGTAAAGATTACGAAGTAGTTAACGCATGATATTGAGTGGAGGCAATTGTCATGGAAGATAAGAAAATACTGATTGCTGTACCATGCATGGACATGGTAAGTGCGAGATTCGCACAGAGCCTGACGACCTTGAAAAAGGTCGGACAGAGCATCGTTTGTTTTCACATAGGCTCACTCATATACGATTCACGCAACAGACTCGCTGCTATGGCAGTTGAGAACGATTGCGACTACATTATGTGGTTTGATTCGGATATGGTGTTCACGCCTGACACTTTGGAACGCATGATGAAAGTACTTGACGAGCATCCGGAGATAGATGTGCTGTCAGGACTTTACTTCAGGAGAGGGCATCCGTTTACGCCTGTCTTGTTCAGCAGGTTGGGCATTGACGAGAACGGTCAGCTTGACTTTGCGGATTACAACGACATCCCAGACGAACTCTTTGAGGTCGCCGGGTGCGGATTCGGATGCGTTCTCATGCGTACCGAGATGCTGCTTGACATCGCAGCCAAAGAGGGCGGTGGAGTGTGGTTTTCGCCTATGGCAAACGCTGGCGAAGATTGTGCGTTTTGTATTAGGGCGAGGGAGAACGGCTACAAGATCTACTGTGATCCGGACATTCATCTCGGTCACATGGCTTACACGCCTGTCACCAAGAACTACTACAAAGCAATAAGAAATGGGGAGGCCGACTAAATGGCTTTAATTGATACTTGCAAGATGGCGATGCGTGTCACGACCGATGCGTATGACACTGAAATACAGGAGTACATTGACGCTGCCAAATTGGATCTTGGCATTGCCGGCGTAGAGGCTGCCGTTCCGGACAGCCTGGTCAACAAGGCAATCATGACCTATGTGCGTATGTCGTTCGGTGCGCCATCCAACTACGATAAGCTGAAAAAAGCCTATGACGAGCAGAAAGCGCAGCTGATGAACGCCACAGGCTATACGGATTGGAGTGTTGGCTCATGACGGACACGCTTACGCTGATCACGCAAGCCATCACGATAGACGACTATGGCAACGAGGTTGCGACAGAAACTGAAAAGGTCGTGTTCTGCGAGGTGGATTCCATCACGCAGAGCGAGTTTTTTCAGGCTGCCAACACGGAACTGAATCCTGAGTACAAGTTCACCGTCTTTTTCGGTGACTATGACGGACAGCCGATAGTTGAATATCACGATGTGCGCTATGCGATCTACAGAACGTACAGAGCAGACGACAATCTGGAACTGTACGCAGAGAGGAAGATAGGGGCATGAGCAATGTAGTTGTAAGACCGGAACAGTTTGAACAGGCTGTTTTGAAAGCGATTGCGCAGTATGGTGACGATGTTCTCCAAACGATGGAGGCTGAAACCAAGAGCATCAGCAGACAGACGGTCAGTGCGCTCAAAGGCTCTGCGCCGTCAGGCGGAAGTTATTCACGTGGCTGGTCGCACAAGGCTCAAAAGGGCGGTGCGTTCAAGTTGTCCGAAACCGTCTACAACAGAACGGACTATATGCTGACGCATTTGCTTGAAAAGTCACATACTACAGGCCCAGGTGGGCGAGGTCGCTATCCGAAGAACGTCAACTACACAGGCACGATAGCACGGATAGAGGAAGAATACGGAAACAGATACATTGAGGAGGTAATGTCTAAATTATGACACTGAAAGAAGTAGCAGAACTGATTGCATCTTTTGGTCTGCCGTGGCGGTACAGCCACTTTAGCCAGACGCCGAATCCTCCGTATGTCGTGTACTACTATCCGAGCGAGAACGATGTCTACGGCGACAACTCCAACTACGTCAACAAGCGTCAGCTCTTCGTAGAACTCTACACAACGGCAAAAGATGCCACAACGGAAGCCACGATAGAAACGGCACTCAAAAACGCTGGTCTGTCATGGTACAAGCAAACAGATTTTCTTAATGACGAGAAGTTATTTCAAACTACCTACGAGATGGAGGTATTGATACATGGCTAACAAAGTACAGTATGGTCTTAAAAACGTCCACTATGCATCTGTAACTGTAGGAACGAGCACCGTTACCTACGGCACTCCGGTTGCATGGCCTGGTGCTGTAAGCCTGTCACTGTCTGCCGAGGGCGACACCAACGACTTCTACGCCGACAACATCAAGTACTTCACTGCGATCGCCAACAACGGCTACAGCGGTGATTTTGAGTCGGCTATGATTCCTGATACATTCAGGACAGACATCATGGGTGAAACTGTCGGTACAGGAAACAAGACAGGCGTTTACTACGAGGCAGCCGATGTTCAGCCAAAGGCGTTCGCTCTGCTCTTCCAGTTTGAGGGAGACGCAAACGCAACGAAGTATGCGCTGTACAACTGCAAGATGGCAAGACCTGATATTGAATCCTCAACGACCGAGGACGGCATTGAAGTGCAGACGGTCAGCGGAGAGATCACCGCTTCACCGAGAGCATTTGACAACATCGTCAAGGCACAGTGTGCTTCAACAGCATCAACGGCGTACACCAATTGGTTCACGACCGTTCAGGACTAAAACGCAGATACCCACCAGAGGCTCAAATTTTGCTTCTGGTGGGTTTTTTGTAGTATGTAAACATAATTATCAGGAGGCAGATTATGTTCAAAAAAATCACTATTGACGGAAAAGAAATCGAACTTGCTGCGAACGCAGCGACACCGTTCCGCTTCAAGCAGGTGTTCCGCAAGGACCTGTTTTCAATTCTCGGTAACGAGGCCAAAGCGGAGACGGAGGGCGTGGAGGCGGTCACGCAACTTGCCTTTATCATGGCTAAACAGGCAGAGAAAGCCGACATGAACAAGTTGAACGAGGACGTATTCATTGAGTGGCTGGAGGACTTCGGTCCGATGGCATTCGTTGAGAGCGCCGAAGAGATCCTGAACGCCTACATGGATTCCACAGTAGGAACCGCCACACCCTAAAAAAAAGAACAAGAGGGAAAGCACCAGGCAGATGACAACAGGACTTTTTATGCTCCGTTGCAAGGAACTTGGTCTTTCCATCAATGAACTTGAAGAAATGGACTTCGGACTTGTTGCGGATATGTTTACCGAGCAGGGCAATGACGAGTACAAGTATCCGTACAAGGCAAGTCAGGAGGACTTTGATAAATTCTAAAGAGGTATTAAATGGCTGGATACATTAAAGGCATAACAATTGAATTCGGTGCTGACGTCAGCAAACTGAACGCCGGACTCAAAAAGGCTCAAGGCACAATCAACAAGACACAGGCCGAACTCCGCCAGATCAACCAGGCATTAAAATTCAATCCACGCAACACCACGCTCTTGAAGCAAAAGTTTGACCTTTTGAAACTGTCTGTTTCACAGACGGAGGACAAACTGAAGCAGCTCCGTGCGATGCAGGCTCAAATGGACGCTGCAGGAGTGGACAAAGCGTCTGCGCAGTACCGTCAGCTGGAGCGTGAGATAGTCAAGACCGAAAGTCAGCTGAAACAGGCTGAAGCGGAGCTCCGTGCGTTTGGATCCGTTGGCAAACAGCAGGCTCTGGCGGTCGGTAATGCATTCAAGACCGCAGGATCTAAAATCAAATCCGCAGGTCGCACCATCACAACGACAGTATCCGTCTGGGGCATGGCAGGTATCTATGCAGGTTCCAAACTCATTGAAATGAGCGAGAAACAGGCACAGGCGGAGCAGAAACTGACCGAGATATACAAGTCAAGGATGGGCGTAGGAACAAAGGCCGTCCAATCCACGCTGAAACTCGCAGCCGCCGAGCAAAAGGCTGGCGTAGTCGGTGACGAAGTGCAGATAGCAGCTGCGCAGCAACTTGCTACCTATGCGAAGTATCCGTCAACTGTCAATGCGATGCTTCCTGCATTGAACGACCTGCTTGTTCAGCAGAAAGGCCTGAACGGAACGCAGGAGGATGCGGTAGGACTTGCAAATCTGTTCGGCAAGGCGATGATGGGGCAGACAGGCGCATTGAAGCGTGCAGGAATCTCGTTTACGGAAGCGCAGGAAGAAGTGCTGAAGTACGGAACGGAAGAAGAAAAGGCTGCCATGATCGCCGAGGTCGTCCAACAGAATGTCGGCAACATGAACGAAGAATTTGCCAAGACGGACGCTGGCAAGATTCAGCAGGCGAAGAACGAACTTGGTGACATGGGCGAACAAATCGGTGCGGTTCTGCTTCCTGCAGTTGCGCAGCTTGTGTCATGGTTCCAGGCACATCTCATGCCTGTCATCCAGCGGTTCATTGACTTCATGCAACAGCATCCGCAGATTGCGACTTTTGCTCTTGCGCTTGCTGGCATTACTGCAGCCATCGGTCCGTTGCTGATGGTCGCCGGTTCTCTTGTGTCGGCTATTGGTGGAATTATATCTATCGTAGCAGTCGCAGGTCCGGCAATAGCAGCGCTCGCTGCGCCTGTTGGCATCGCTGTGGCAGCGATAGCAGCAGCGATAGTGATAGGCGTAAAACTGTACAAAAACTGGGATACTATCAAGGCTAAAGCGACAGCATTTGCTAATGCGGTCAAGACTACATTCAACAATTTCAAAACAAGTGTTGCGACCACATTCAACAACATCAAGACAGCTATCACGAAGCCTCTTGGCGATGCAAAGGAAAAAGTGAGCGACATTGTAGAGAAAATCAAGGGATTCTTCCCATTGAAGCTCGGCAAAATCGTCAGCTTCTTGCTACCTAACATAAGTGTCAGCTCAATCGCCAAGAAGATAGGCGAGAAATTGACTCACGCACCTAAATTCAGTGTAGGAAGCTGGACACGATACGCAAAGGCCATGAATACGCCGTATTTGTTCACAAGGCCGACAGGCATCCTTGCCGGAGAAGCTGGCGACGAGATGATTTACGGCAGGAAGAACCTCATGCGTGATATCGCACAGGCATCAGGAGGCGGAGCGCTGAACGGTGTCGTGGTCAATGTATACGGATCCGACAACATGAGCGTGAACGACCTTGCCTATGCGGTTGAGCAGAGGCTTATCACGATGCAGAAGAGGAGGACACAGGCATGGGCATAGCACCATACAAGACATTCACATATGATGGTGTTTCTTCGGACACTTACGGCGTGTACCTGACAGGCGAGGGCGTATTCAATGCGCCTGAAAGGTCAGTTGAGATGATATCCATTCCAGGCAGAAACGGCGACTATGCTCTGGACATGGGCAAGTTTGACAACATCACCGTGACATACAAGGCTGGAATGTACGATGTCAACGAAAGCAACTTTGCGACCAAAATCGCCAATCTGCGCAATTGGCTGTGTTCAAAGGTGGGCTACTGCAGATTGTCCGATGACTACAATCCAAACGAGTACCGCATGGGCGTGTATTCGTCTGGTCTTGAAGTAGACCATGACATGCTGATTGCCGGTGAATTTGAATTGACATTCAATTGCAAGCCACAGAGATTCCTGACATCAGGCGAGACAAAGACAACACTGACAAGTGGAAACACAATAACGAATCCGACATTGTTTGATGCGAGCCCTTTGTTTGAGGTGAGTGGATACGGCACACTGTCAATTGGTACGAATAACATCGTTGTCAATAATGAATTGATTGGTGACATCGTTGTTCACAATGTTCAGCAATACAACAATGTGACAACAAAGACCATCACGATTGATGACACATATGCCAACAATGGAGATGCTATCAGCATTGATGATGTGCATTTTACTGATAATCGGTCGTGGGTGAAAGCAAGTGTATCAAATGCATCAATAAGTGCAACAGGAGATGGGTATTCAACAATATCAATAAACGGACACAATCTCATTTCTATTGTTGGATTCACAAATCTGTCTTTTACTTACGGAACATCAGCAACAAAATCCACAACAGCCACATGGACAGCCACAATCAGTGGCTCATCAAAGACAGGAACAATTGCGTTCTCTGTTGCATATAATGGTGCAAAGCAATTCACAATTTCAGCGACAGTAACAGCACCAAACACTCCGACTAATGATGCAACAGAAATCATAAATGTCGGCACAATCATTCTTGACAGTACGCAGTCGGTTCTCGGCAATCCGCTGTATATTGATTTGGATATAGGCGAGTGCTACAAGATTGTCAATGATTCACTTGTATCTGTAAACAATGGCATTGAGATGCCGACTAAATTGCCGACACTGCCAAGCGGTAGCACCACAATCACATTCAGCAACACATTCACATCTGTCAAAGTAGTGCCAAGGTGGTGGATAGTATGATTCCAATCCTATACGAACAAGGCGAAACAGCATTCACATCAAATGGCTTGGGCAGATTGCGTGATTGTATTTCCTGCGTGGTCACGGAAGAGCGCAACGGCATCTACGAGTGTGATTTTGAATATCCTGTGGATGGTGTCAACTACAACCGCATCCAATGTGGGCGAATCATCTGTGTCACACATGATGAATCAGGCGATGTTCAGCCTTTTGACATCGTGTCATATTCAAGGCCAATCAAGGGTGTTGTCACATTCCATGCGGTGCATATCTCGTACCGACAGACCGCACTCACAGTGGCAGGAACGAACATTGACACACTGTCTGGTGCGCTGACGCTTCTTGCGTCTGCTTCTCCGTCAAATCCGTTCAGTTATTGGACGGACAAGTCAGGCTCTGGCTTCATGGCATCCGCAGACGGCATACCGCATTCGGTTCGGCAGATTCTCGGCGGTATGGAGGGAAGCATCCTTGATACTTACGGCGGAGAGTATGAATGGGATAATTGGACGGTCAAACTTTGGGCATCAAGGGGAGAACTGAAGAACTTCACCATCCGATACGGCGTGAATCTGTCCGATTACCAGGAAGACATAGACTACTCCAACACCTACACATCCGTCATTCCTTATTGGAAAGGTCAGGACGCAGACGGCAACGAAATCATCGTGACAGGTGCGATGCAATCTACCACATATCCATCCTATAACGGAATGGGCAGATGCATCCCTCTGGACGTGACGGACAAGTTCAACAGCGAGGACGGTGTTCCTACTCAGGCGCAGGTGGAAGCCGAGGGCGCAGCTCACATCCAATCGCAACAGCCGTATCTGCCATCGCAGACCATCAAGGTGGACTTCGTGCGGTTATCCGACTCACCAGAATACGCACAATTCGCCAACCTGCAGAAGTGCAGACTATGCGATTCCGTCAATGTCGTGTTCCCACGCTACAACATGATGGGAACTTTCAAAATCGTCAAGACGGAATACGATGTATTACAGGAGAGATACAAAACGCTGGAACTCGGTACGCTGTCCACATCGCTGTCCGATGCGCTCGGTATAAGCCAGCCGTCAGCAACTACACTCAACACAGTACCAACGCCAGTACTGCCCGAACTGACCGACATCTCGGCACAGTTTACTCTTGGCGGTGCATGGACAGGAATCGTCAAAAAGGCATACAAGTACGACAGAATGGTGTTCTTCCACATAGAAGCATCCGTCGGCACTTACCAAGCCAACTACGGCTACACCATCGCCACGGTCGCCAGCGGTTACAGACCGACCACAATGGCTGTCTGCAACGCATACACCACTGACGGCTCGTATCATCCAAAGGCGGTCGTTTCCTCACGGCTTGAAACCAACGGCAACCTCATCGTGGACTCGCAGAACACCACCGGCTCGTATTTCTTCGTTACCGGATTTTATTACATATAGGGGTAGAAACATGAACATATTCATAAAAGCAAGCATAATCCGTGCGATCCGCACGATTTGCCAGACAGCCGTAGCCGTAATTGGCACGGCTTTTGTTTTGGCTGACGTCAATTGGTGGGCGGTCGTATCCGCTTCGCTTCTTGCCGGAATACTGTCTATCTTAACGAGTGTGGCGACAGGACTTCCGGAAGTGGATTACGAACAGCATCTGTATATGTCAGCAGACGAGCCTGACGATGCGGAGGTAGACGATGGGGAAGAATAACACAGAATTGCTGAAGATCGCACAGAAGCATCTCGGTCAGGGCGGTGCGGTATTTAGAAAATACTGCGGTCTGCCGAGCGGTGCAGCATGGTGCAATGCGTTCGTGACATACATCTTCAACGAGGGCGGTGATTCCGCTCTTTATTGCAATGGCAAGAAGATGACGTACTGTCCAACAAGCATCAAATGGTGCAAGGATAACCTTGCGCAGATTCCGCTGTATCTGGCGATGCCGATGGATGTCATCTACTTTGATTGGGATAGGAACGGTGTGCCGAACCACATTGGATTCGTAAGGGCCAGACACACGACTTCTGACATTTACACGATTGAGGGCAACACATCCAACAAGGTGATGAACAAAACAAGGCCGTCAAAGTATGTCTGCGGAATCTACAGACCGCACTTCAAGCCGACCTACACGCTGAAGAAGCTGACAGTGGACGGAGAGTGCGGATACAACACCATCGCAGGTCTGCAGAAATCGCTCGGCTGCACGGTGGACGGAATACTCGGCAAGGCAACGGTCAAAGCGCTCCAGAAGAAAGTGGGCGTGACGGCTGACGGAGCATGGGGCAACAAGACATCAATGGCTGTCCAGAAGATGCTGGGCGTCAAGATTGATGGACAGTTCGGTCCAGCATCCGTCAAGGCTCTGCAGAATTGGATAAACAAGAAAGCGTTTCCCAGTTCCACGGCTGGTTCTCCTGCCGTAACCAAGCCGACAACACCATCCAAGCCAAAGGCAACGCTGAAATCATACCGCATTGAAATCGACCTGACAAACCAGATCGGCACGGTCTACGGCATCTACAGCGACAAATCGTCAAAGGTCATGATGAGCGAGTTCGTATCAACGGCTCGCAAGGGCAAGACCACACCGACAGGAAACTTCAAGATTTCAGGAGCGTCAGGCGGACGGAAAGCAAAACTGCGTACCGCAAAGATGGAGAGCGGTAAATCATACGCAGAGTATCTGTGCAGATTCCACGGTGCAAAGTGTATGCACTGCGTTCCGTACAGAAAGCGCAACACGACAGGCCATGTAGACAAGACGGAGTTCAACAAACTCGGCACTCCTGCATCCGGCGGATGCGTTCGGATGCCGTGGAAACTGGCGCATTACATCTACACGAACTGTCCGGTCGGAACGCCTGTCAAGGTGTTCAAAGGCACAAAAGGGAAGTTCCCAGGCGGTAAGCCAAAGAAATATACTGCAAAAACCAATTTAGATCCGACATATAAGAAGTGAGGTAACAGACATGATAACAGAGGGCATCATCATAGCGTGTATAACAGGAGCAATTACACTAATTGGCGTTATCGTGTCCAACAACGCACACGATGCGGTCACGGATCAGAAGATTGAGGAACTTACTCGTGAGGTCCGTGAGCATAACGAGTTTGCGAGGCGGATTCCTGTCATTGAGAACGATATCAAAACACTCTACAAGAGGGTTGACGAAATAAAGGAGAAGTAACAATGCTCAAGATTGATGCAAAGAACAACATCACACTGACGAGAGGGGATACCCTTACGCTGACGGTCACGCTTCTTCACGAAGTGGATCCTGTTCCTCCAGCGACCGAACCGACCATTGAGCCGTATGTTCCTACGGCAGATGATGTCATCCGCTTTGCAGTTTCCAAAGGCTACAAGGGCGGAAACGGCTACGAACTGAAACTGTCAAAGGAGATTCCGCACGACACGCTGACGTTCACCTGCTTGGCTTCGGAAACGGCTCTGGACTACGGAACCTACAACTACGATGTAGAGATAACGCATGATGACGGAACAGTTGACACGTTCATCAGTGCGAAGCTGGAGATAACAGGGGAGGTCAAGTAAATGTACGTCCACGGAGAACTGTCTGGAACTCTGTCCGCTCCTGGCAGAATTTCCGGCACACTTACAGCACAAAAAGGCATCATCGGTACACTTACAGTGCCGAATGCGATACTTCCGCCGTCATACGAGGGTGACTACGAAGTAACGCCAACTGAAGCGGAGCAGACACTTGAAACTAATCAGTTATTAATGATGGATGATGTCACAGTACACGCAATCCCATCGGATTACGTTGGAAGTGATATCCCACGCAAGGATTCTTCTGATTTGACCGCTTCAGGCAATACAGTAACCGTTCCTGGCGGTTACTATGCGGAGAACGCATCAAAGGCTGTTGCTTCTGGATCCAGAGGAAACTCTACTGTTTATGTCAACACAACAAGCACAGAAAAACAGTACACCGTCAAGCATGACAATGCTACAAGTGGCTATTACGATGCAAACACACTGAAAACTGATGGTGTTGTAATACTGACAAGACAGCAGGAAACCATCACGCCATCCGAGAGTACACAAACGGCAACACCCACAAGCTCAACATACTATCTTGACAGTGTAACGGTCAATCCTATTCCGTCACAGTACATTGTGCCAAGCGGAAACAAGTCAATCACGGCAAACGGCACAGGAATTGACGTAACGCAGTACGCAACGGCTGACGTATCTGTTTCTCCTACACTTGAAACAAAGACAAAAACATATACGCCAAGCACTTCACAGCAGACGGACACGATTACTCCATCATCAGGCTATGACGGCATAGATGAAGTGGATATCACGATAGATGCGATGCCGAGCGGAAGCGCTACACCGGCAGCGACCATTTCCGCAACAGGTGCAACGGTCACAGCCGGAACAAACACACTAAAACTGTCAAAGACGGTCAGCAATACTCCACAGGTATCTGCCGGATACATCGCAAGTGGAACAGCCGGCAATTCCGCAGTATCTCTTACCGCATCGGTCAACACACGTTCATCTTCGGATCTAACAGCTTCAGGTGCAACCGTTACTGCACCGAGTGGCTACTACGGATCTAACGCAACAAAGACCATTTCAAGTGGTACGGAGGGTACACCGACAGCAACAAAGGGAACTGTAAACAACCACGCGATATCAGTAACTCCGTCCGTCACAAACACCGCCGGTTATATCAGCGGTGGCACAAAAACAGGAACTGCGGTATCAGTATCTGCGAGTGAAGTAACGTCTGGAACAAAATCTATCACATCCAACGGAACGGGCATTGACGTAACGGAATATTCTTCCGTGGATGTTGCTGTTCCGAGCGGATCTCCAAACTTACAAACGAAGACGAAATCCTACACGCCGACAGAATCACAGCAGACGGAAACTGTTTCTGCTGACAGCGGATACGATGGCCTTGATGAAGTAGATATCACAGTAGGTGCTATTTCATCTACATACGTAGGAACAGGAATCACGCAGAGAACGTCAAGCGATCTCTCCGCTTCAGGAGCCACAGTAACAGCTCCGAGCGGTTACTACGCATCTGCTGCTACCAAGACGATAAGCAGCGGATCTGCAACACCTGCATCTTCAATCACGGGAACAACGGCAACAGTATCATCGCCAAGCTCCAACAAAATAATGCTGACGCAAACCGTTTCTAATACTCCGCAAGTTACCGCAGGATATATTTCAAGTGGTACGGCAGGGAACTCGTCCGTATCACTCACGGGTGCTTGTACCACTAAAGGCACAACATCATACTATGCGTCAACTTCCGACCAAACCATTGGTGCAGGAACATACATTACTGGAACGCAGACACTCAAGGCGGTATCGCAGACAAACCTTTCCGCAGGAAACATCAAGAACGGAACGACCATCAGCATCAGTAACGGAAACGGAAACATCTGGTCGGTAACAGGAACGTATAGTGGCGGTGGCGGTGGAGATAGCAAGAATGTGCAGGTATTACAAAGCACAAGCAGAACTAACGCTTCTTCGCTCACAAAGGTGCTTGGTGACTTGACTGTTTCAAAGACTGGCACTTACGATATTTATTGGTCAGGTGGTAGGACAAACACATCAACAAGTTACACGTGGGGAACAAGGCTTTACATCGACAGCACAGGGTACGGCACAGAGAACACATCTTGGACAAACAACTGTCAAAGCAACCACTTGTCCAATGTATCGCTGACGGCAAACCAGAAATTATCCGTTTATGCAAGGGGCAGGACGGGAAGTTATTATACTTTCGTTCCGATGCTCGTAATCGTAGAAGCATGATGAACGACCTTGACCTCATCGTAAAAAAATACCCACAAGATTGGAATGTTTTAAGGATATATGCGATAGGGGATACACACGTAGGCTCTGCACAGTTTGACGAACGTGCCGTGAAAGCCAAGATTCAAAGAATCAAAGAAGATCCTCTTGGCGTTGTCTGCCTCTGCGGTGATCTTGGAGACTACGGACTCAAGAACTCAAAGACCAATGTATATGAAGCGGTCATGCAGCCGAAAGAACAACAGGAATATATTTACCAACTGTTCCTGCCGATCGCTGACAAGATTGCATCCGCAGTGCCTGGAAACCATGAGGAACGCATCACAAAAGAAGTAGGTCTTTGTCCTTTATACGACCTCTGCGTAAGATGGGGAGTTCCAGAAGTCTATCGTGAGAACGTGGCAATAACAAAGTACATATTCGGCAACAAGGCAAACAATAAGCCGAATGTGTTCATCGGTATAACTACACACGGCTCAACACGCAATAAGCACAAGAAGTTTATTGCGTGTTTTGACGGTGTGGATTTTGCGGTGAGCGGTCACACGCATACGCCTGAGTACTCGCCACACGGACGGATAAGGGTAAACTCAATCAAGGCGACCGCTTCACACGTTCCGTACAAGGAAATCGTAGTTGACGCAAATCTCGCTCCAGGCGGATACGGAATCAAGCATGAATACGAGATACCGCCTCCGCCGGAACTGCAGTATCTTGAACTGTGGACCAGACGAGATGCAGACTACAACAGAACAGAACACAAGGTAATCAATTACCATACGATACAAATATAATCAGTACCGCACACGCCTCTGGAACAAGCGTACCATGTGCGGTCACATTGGACTTTGCACCGCTTCAGTAAACACTGAAAAAAACCTTTTTCTTTTTCTTTTTCGTTTTCCGTTCAGTAGACTTTGCCTCCACAAGCGGTGTTGAGTTAGAGGGCCTTTATCGGCCCTCTTTTTTTATTGGTCTAATTCGCCTTGTAAGTCATAAGCACGGTTAAATATGCCGACTTGATAGAATCGTATCTGCGTATAGTTTCCGTCAAGGCCATCATCTCCATAAGAGTACATGGTCAATCCATTTGCATCTTCTCCATATACAACAGAATTATCTGTCCAATCGTCACGCTGCTTGCAGGCCTTGATTCCGTCAACCGCTGTCTGCAGAACAACATCATGCGTAAAATGTCCTGACCATTGTTCCGTGTCCTCTGCATCAATGTCATAAACCAAAGTATATACAACGCCACCATCGTCTAATTGTTCTGCCTGGATGTCAGTAGGGGATAATGCCGTCTGCTCCGGTTCGTCGGATCCGCACGAGCAGAAAGCCAAAGTCATGGAAATTACCATAACGATAATTAAGATTTTTTTCATAATTTCTTCCTCCTTTAATGCTTGACATTGTAGCACAAACGATTATAATAATCAATAGGAGGTAAGATATGGACAAGAAATTACAGATAAGATTAGACATTGAATTGTACGAGGCGGTCCTGAAAAGGGCAAAGGAAGAGAATCGTACTATATCTAATCTCATCCGAACGGCATTACTTGCTTACCTGAACAAATAGTCAAAGTTAGGGCATTCTATCCACAACTATTCCGATAATCATAAGGAACGGAAATGTTCACCGATTAAAGCGAATAGGAGAGAATAGAATGCACTTACCTAAAAAAGAGGGAGGTGCATTTTTTAATGAGAAGAGAAACAGTAACAAAGGTCGCTGTTGTACGCTCAACGGATCCAGAAGAATTTGCTAATCTTTTCAACCGAAAAATGGACGAGTTGGCAGCCAACGAGCCGACACATCAAATCACAGATAATGGCGATGTCATTTCAGCCGTTATCACCTATCAGGAACGCTACAACTTCATTGATTCTGTAGCAGATGAATTTCACGCAGAGGGCATCAGGTATCTTTGCAAGCACTGTCCGTTCCTTGACGATCCGCACGACAGACGCATCAAAAGGTGTACTTGCAAGTATGCCGAACTTGGCATGACTCACAAAGACCATGAGGCTTGCGAATACTTCTACAGACAGCTCAAGGCAGGAAACGTCACACCGCTGGAAGATTACGAAAGGTAAGGTGGAGAAGATGGCTAATATCAAATATTTCTGCAATTATTTTTTCACAGGCGCAGCTGTAGGATTCATCACCCTGGTGGTGACCGGCGCATTGATGTAGATATGACGGCTTCGGTTGTATCGTACCCTTTGCCGGAGCCTGAGTATAAATAGTAGTAGTAGGTAAGTTATCGTCAAAATGCAGACAACTGTGGGCGATGCCACAAAAGTTAATAAAAAAAGTTATATCAAAAGAAACAACAAAATGAACCGCATACACACAATAAGGTATTTTCGTGCATCGGTATCGCTCACAGAGAAAGGAGCAGACAATGGCAACACAGTATGAAAGGATTGCCTCTTATATCAATCAGTTCGGCAGCATCACACCGAGGGATGCGTTTACGGATCTTGGAATCACGAAACTGTCCACACGTATCGGTGAGATGGAGCGCAAGGGCATCATCAAGGTGGAGCGCAGGACCGAGAAGTCTAACAACAGATACGGAGAGCCTTGTCAGTACACCAGATACTACAAGGTGCGTCAGTAAGATGGCCTATACGTGTATTTACGCACCGAGCCGTGAGTGTGACGGCTGCGGAGAGTGCGAGGAAGAGAAGAATGTATTTGATCCGAGATGGGATTGTGAATACGACAATGACGAAGAGTATTGCAGATATTGTGAGAGAGAGGAGGAGTAGAATGGCAACTTTTATGGATTTGCAGAAAGCAAATCAGCAGATCGCAACGACCAACATCAAAGGCAAGGAATATGCCGAGGTCAATCAGCGCATCAAGGCGTTCCGGATGGTGTATCCGGAGGGATATATTAATACCGCTGTGACAAGGCTTCAGGACGGAATGTGTGTCGTCCATGCGGAGTGTGGATACACAGTAATTGACGCATCAGGTATGCCTCACGAGATAACGCTTGGATCCGGAATAGCATACGAGATGGAATCGTCTTCGTTCATCAACAAGACATCCTACATTGAGAACTGTGAAACGTCAGCGGTAGGCAGGGCGCTCGGCATGGCAGGGTTCGGTATTGACACTTCTGTGTGCTCGGCAGAGGAACTGTCCAACGCCCAGCTGCAGCAGGAAGCAAACGAGCCGATCAAGAAGAACCAGGTCAAGATGATTACAGACCTTGCCAACAAGGTCGGAAGCGACATCAAAGACATCTGTGGATATTTCAATGTGGAATCCATTGAGGAGATGACAGCACAAGATTATGGTAAATGCCTGATTATGCTCAAGAAGAAAGAGGAACAGCAGGACGAACAGCAGATTGCAATGTAGGTGAACCGATGAACAACTCAAAGAATTGGCTAAAACTGAACAGATCAATTCTGACATCTAACGTGTTTGAGAATCCGAGGCTGCTGAAAGTGTGGATATGGTGTCTGTGCAAAGCGTCACATAAGGACCACGACCAGCTCGTAGGTATGCAGGTCGTTCACCTGAAACCAGGTCAATTCATCTACGGAAGAAAGGCTGCGAGCGAGGAATTGAAGATCCCGGCGTCGACAACAAATATGTACATGCAACAACTGCAACGCATGCGAAATCTTGACATCAAGCCTAACAACAAATTTTCCGTTGTAACCATTAGAAATTGGCGGTTTTATCAAGGTACTGATTCCAAAAGCAAACATCAAAACCGACAGCAAATTGACAACAAATTGACAACAAATTGGCAGCAAACTGACACAAACAATAATATAAAGAATGTAAAGAATGTAAAGAATAATTATTCTTCTTTAAATCATAGAGATGATTTAAGTGAAGCGATCCGAAGAAAAAGTAAGGAAGTCTTAAAGGAGATTAACGATGAGAGTAGCAATTGAGGGTACGGCTATAGTATGGGCCAATGAGTACAACGGCAAGAGATACTATTCCGTGAGTGTTGGAAGCAAGGACCAGGAGGGCAATTGGATGAACGCCAGACAGCCGGTCCGCTTCAAGTCAGGTATCAAGGTCAGCAACAAGACCGAGATTGAGTTCAAAGCGTTTCCTACTGTAGCCAAAGGCAAGGACGGAAACTTCGTCCTCTGGCAGATCACCGAGTTCAAGGAAACCGCAGAACAGATTGACGTTCCTGTTGAGCAGCACTATTCGGCACTGACGAATGATGATATTCCGTTTTAGTCATGGTCAATTCAAGGAACAAAGGCGCAACATATGAGCGCCATGTAGCCGGACTATTCAAAGACCATGGCTACGAAGCAAGGCGAGGTCAGCAGTACTGTGGTGCTAACGGTGATGCGGATGTCATAGGAGTGCCGTATATACACATAGAGTGCAAGGCTGTAGAACGGCTGAATCTGTATGATGCTATGGCACAAAGTAAACACGATGCGAGGTACGGAGAGCTGCCTGTGGTCATCCACAAGAAGAACTACTGCGCTGACCTTGTGACGATGGAGTTTGAACAGTGGGTGAAACTGTACAAGGCGTATGAACTTTATAAGGAGGATTTAGAAAATGAGTGAATGGATCCAGAAGATGCTCAAGCCGATTCTTGATGACGAGTACATCAAAGGCTTTGAAGCAGGAGTGATGGCACAGAAGCTGAAAGAGGACGAGGACCACAATAAGAGATTGCACGAGATGTACACCTATGGGTATGTGCAGGGAGAAGAGGACACGAAAGTGAAACTTGGATGCATTGAGGAGATCTCCGCAGAAGAGTTTGACAGGCTGACAGGAGCAAAGACGGAGATACCTGACGGCTTCGGATTCGTTGGAACTATGGATGACATTAGTCTGGTATTAGATGAGGAGGCGGTGTAGATGCTGTACATAGTAAGCGTAGGAGAAACAAAGTATTCAACAACACAGTTCGGTTTTGCTGACCAGAACACAGCGGTCAACTTCGCAGCATTGGCAAAGGACAAGGCGATTGAGGATGTTGAGGTAACGATAGAACTGAAGCACGAGGACGAGGTAGAAGCATGACAAGGGAAGAAGCAAAACAATGGCTTGAAGCATTGAAGTCGGCTTATGCGTTGCCGATAGAAACATACGAAGCACTTGATATGGCAATAGAAGCATTATCAGCCGATGCCGTACATGGTGAGTGGATATGGAAAACAGACATTCCTATAGGTGATGGGAGAACATCGGCAGGATATATTTGCTCAAATTGTGGCAAAGACTATTGGCATGGGAATGTGTTTGATTACTGTCCATCGTGCGGAGCGAGAATGAAAGGCGGTGAGGATGAATGAGCGGTGCGTGGGATTACGGCAACAAACATAGAGCCTATTACATGATACATAACGCACTGTACGACATGGCGGATAAATACTTCGAAAGCATCGAAAAGAACGTGAAGCCAAAGGGTGGCAGAGAAGTGCTTTCTGAGGACAAATACAAGGTGAGCGGACGGCGAGAGTGGATGGGAAACTTCCAGTATTATTTTCCGATTTGGTTTGCGAAAGGACGTCCGAAATGGACATCCGTAATGGCGGAACAGTGGTTCAGAGACAACAACGAGATTCTGATAAACAAATTCTTCCTTGATTGGGGATATAAGAACATCGCAGATGCGATAGAGAACACATCATCATTCAACAGATTGTGCAAGAACTGGGACATATTTTTCGAAGAAATGAGGAGAAGATTCATGGTTAAATGCAAGAACGAAGTTGCCAAAACAGGCAAGCAGATAAAGGCGAGCAGTCATGGCGGCGTGGCGAACCTGCTAAAGACGCTGACAAAGACGATGGAACTGCAAAACGCAAGTATTCAGAGCATTGCAAAGGTACAGTATACGGTATGTATGCAAGCAGGGATATACATCCCAGACGAATTTATAACAGACGTTTCTACGGCGGTTTACGAATTGAACGTGGATGGGCGGTGATACAGAATGACAAGGGAAGAAGCAATACAATGGCTAACAGACATTAAAAATGTCACAGAGAATTGGTCGCAAGAAGTAGCCATAGACATGGCGATAGAAGCACTATTAGCCGATGCACCAATAAAGGTTTATGAAACATTCTGCGGTGTGCCAATGAAAGAAGCCGTTGGAATGATGCAAGGCTATGTAAATGGTGAGTATGTCAAGGTGGTGCGATGTAAGGATTATAAGCATGGAGAAGAAAGGAAAACGGCTAACTATCTCCCATTCACATATTGCACAAGACAAAAGTGTTCTGTAAAGGCAGATGATTACTGTTCTCATGGCGAGAGAGCCGAGCAGACAAAATACCCTGCAACATATAACATTAACCCAAAGTGTGGTGGTTGCGTTCATCTTGATGAACTTGGGCGGTGCTTAAATTTCATGTTAGCCAAACCAGACCGAAGTTGTTGGCGAGGGTCTTGGGAAAATAATATGGGTGGCGATGCCGAGCAGACCGATGAACTACTTACCCACGAACAAGCATGGGCAGATATAGACGGCAGACCGCATGGGGAGTGGGAACATTGGGGAAGTCCGTTCAGCGATGAGAGCGAAGTCATAGACACCATTGTGTGTTCAGTATGTGGAGCAAGATTCATTGAGCCGAAAGACGAGCCAAAAGGGGAGTACAACTATTGCCCAAATTGCGGTGCGAGAATGAAAGGTGGTGCGTAATGACCGACAAAATCAAAATCTGCGACGTCGTGGATAACTGCGAGGATTGTCCGAAGTACGCGGACGATTGCGATGGCGACAAGAGAACGGACGAGCCGTTCAGGAAGCCACTCGTTTACAATCCGTACACGGCAGAAAGGAAAATCGCAGAACTGACCGATAAGGTCAAGAAACAGGCGGACGAAGTGATTCGCCTCAAGGCAGACAATACAAACCTGCGCATCAAGTGTCGCATACTTGAAGCGGATCTGGAGGAGGCAACCAATGGCAAAAGCACCTGACATCATCAGCCACCGCTGTGACAAGCCAATGCGTCGCAGTAAGGAACGTGGCTACATCCGTGACGGTGTGCATTGGAAGTGTACCAATCAGTGCAGAGATTGCATCTGCTGTATCGTCAAGGATGAGAACGGAAACGAGTACCATATAGGAGCAGGATATGGAAGCAAAGGAATACTTGGAAAGTTATAGGTCAATACAGACTCGCATCAATGTGCTGATGGCAGAGATAGAAAGGCTTCGTGCTGAAGCGGAATCCGTTGGCTTTGATATTGACGGTATGCCGAAAGGCACAGCCAACAATGACAAGATGTCTCGGATCGTGGCGCAGATGGTTGACCTTGAGAGCATGATAACCGAAGAACTGTCCGGACTTTACATCAGGAGGATGCGGATCATTACTCTGCTGGGTAAACTGAAGAGTCACAAGCATCAGCTTCTGCTCCAGAAGAGATACATAGAGTGCAAGTCATGGGAGCATATTGCTGTAGAGATGGACATCACGTGGAGGCATTGCTACAGGCTGCACGGAAGTGCGTTGGCGGAGTTTCAGGAGGTATTAAATAATGGCTAAAGAAATATTAGCGGTAAGAGTAGATTCGGCTTATGAGTATGCGTTTATTCCGCTTAACAAAGTTAATGAGATTCGTTTCAGTGTGGATAGAACGAATGATGAAATACTTGACGCAAATGATGATGAACGACATTGCTATAATGGCAGATTCACTATTACAAAGTTAGTGATTCCAGAAAAGGAGGTATATGTGAACTATGGCAACAAAAGCATGGAATGAGTTATCAACTAAAAATCCTGGCAAACCTGTGAAGTCACTTATAGATGACCAGGCAAATCAGCTTCTTGATATGATGGTTAAGGATTCAGCCTTTGAGTTTAAGGGCGGTGTAGATGAATATATTAAGAGTGAACGTAAACTAAAAAAGGCAAGGCATAACCTTGAGGATGCTATTGCAGAGAAAAGACCGCATGAAGAAATCGGTGATGCATTAGATGAGTACGATGATGCGGTCAAAGCAAAGCGGAGAGCGGTACGTAACATTAAGAGTGAGTATCTATTTCTAACTTGCGAAAGAGATGTTAAGCCACCGATTGACGGAATCTATGTTATGAAAGAACTGATTAAGCAAGTAGTGTGCGAACTGAACGATGATGACTATCTTGACTTAATGGCTTCGCTGAAACAGAAAAGAGCAAAATCAAAATAAAAAGTGAAAATGTCAGTACATGTCAGTACTATTCTATGATATAAGATACAATGTCAAAAGAGGGAAGAAAGTACTCCTTTCTGCAAAAGATTCATTCTACATATCATCTTCCTTAAAAACTTTGACTTTTGTTCAGGGCAAAGGGCCAGACGGAATCGTCTGGTCTTTTGTTATGCACAACAAAGGAGGTAAAGCAAATGGCGGAACAGAAAAAGAAAACTACACGCAAACCGAAAGAAACAATTCCGGATCCGTGGATGACCTGCGAGTACAAGGGCAAGACCTACGAGGTCATGGAAGTAAACGACATCAACGTCAAACTGACGGACGGCACTATCCACTTCTGGGTTAGGAGAAGCGATGTCGAAGTTGGGTGAGGACACAGGCTTCTACAAGTCTATGGCTTGGCGTGAGACAAGGAAGAACTACAGGCAGAGCGTAGGCGGTCTGTGTGAGAGATGCATGGAGCGTGGCATCATACAGACGGCAGACCTTGTTCACCACATCGTACCGCTTACAACTGAAACCGTGTCGGATCCTAATCTGTCACTGAATTGGGATAACCTGCAGGCTCTGTGCAGAAAGTGCCATGCGGAGGTACACGAGGAGATCTACGCCAAGAGAGCCAAGAGAAGATACAAGGTGGACGAGAACGGCAGAGTGGAGATACGAGATGATACCGTACTTTGAGACTCACATCACGGAAGCGTGCAACCTGAAGTGCCGTGGTTGCTCACACTTCTCCGTGTTCGCAAAGCCGAAGCACAAGGACCTCAAAGAGTTTGACAGAGAGTTCAAGCGCCTTGCGGAGATTGAGGACATCGGCGTCATCCGTCTCATGGGCGGTGAGCCGCTGCTCAATCCGGACTTCATGGAGTACTGTCGCATTGCGAGGAAGTACTTTCCGCAAAGCCACATCGCTCTGGTCACGAATGGAATACTCGGTCACAAGCTGGAACCGCACAAGGATGAACTGCAGAGGATGCACATCAACGTCACCATCAGCGAGTATCATCTGGACAAGCAGCAGAGGGAAGTAGCCAACGAACTCCACGAGAAAGGGAAACTGTACAACATCTCGCTGGATCCGTCAGGAAGCCAGGATCCAGACCTGATGCATTACTTCTGCGACATCAGGCTGAACAGCTGGTACTACTACATGGATGGGAGATTCTATCCGTGCTGCATCGCAGGAACCATCAAGGACTTCTGGAATCACTTTGATTTAGATTGGGGTATCAAGCCGGAAGACATGAGCATTGATATCTTCACACACGATGGTCCGGAGATAGAAGCGTTCCTGCACAAGCCGATTGAACTGTGTCGGTACTGCAATACTTTGATTCGCACAAAGACTTACGAACCATTCAGCATCAGCAAGGGCGAAATGAGCGAGTGGTGCGTTCCGGTTTCCAAGTGAAACATCCCCCTTGATTCATAATTGAATCACGCTGTGGGGTTAC